TCTGTACCGTCAGGCGTAGCGGCGTCGGTGATGATGTTCTCACCGTTCAATGCTGACTGGTCATTGAAGCGCGGAGCAAAGCCGGTAAAGGCTTCGGGCTGCGTACCTTCGTTGCCGTAGAACAGCGTACGGGTGAACTCTTGGTTCATGCCTTCGATGTGCGCACGATCCTCGGACAAGCGAAACGCTTCGGCGTTGCCGTTCAAATCAGCGAGAGCCTTATCGACTTCGGCGTAGGCTTCCAGCATGCCGCACGCGTCGGTCACCTTGGCGGTGGTCGACTTGGCTGGCTGAACGCCGCCGTACATCTTGCGCCACGTTGGGGTGGGCTGGCCAGTGCGAACAGTGGTCTGGTGCCCAGTAGGTAGGTTGCCTTCGATCCACACCATGTCGTCAATGACTTCATTGTTCTGGGACAGCATTTCGATGATCTGAGCAATGGTGCCGTCTGGTTCCATGCGGCTTTTCAAATCCAACAGTGTTGGGTGGGTTGTTGCGAGAGCGGCCATTTCTGTCTCCTTAAAATCAGCGGTTCATTTGACTGTTGGGGTAGAACGAAGACTTTGGCTGTACCGAAGTCGCGCTACCCGAAACGTGGGTGTCTTCACTCAGGGCTTGGCCTATGCTGAACGCCCAGCGAACAATCGCGGGGTGATTGGCAAGACCACTTGCATTCAAAACTTCTTTCAGCTCAGGTGGGCCAAGTGCCACGGCCTTCTTGGCGATGCTCAAGGTGTTTGCCAGCTTGTCGCCGCCCAACTCCTTGTCAGCCTTCACCGCGTCGGCCCATTCCGAAACCATTTGCTGATGCTGTTCGACCCGCGCCTGTTCGCGCTTCACGACCAAATCAAGCAGCTTTTTCGCTCCATCGGCAGGTAATTTCAACTCCTTGGCGACCGACTTAAATTCGTCGATCTGCTCGGCCTTGAACTCCATCCCCTCGGGAACGTCAAACGTGTATTCAATTTCTGGCTCTGGTTTCGCCTCGACCTCTTCGGCCTTGACCTCGGCAACTTCTACCACCGCTTCGACTGGCGTCACGTCATCAGCTGTGATCGACGTATCGACCGGGGCTTCAATCGCGGCAGTAACAGCGGCTTCAGTTGCCATGGTGGTTCTCTTTCGTCATCACGTTAAAAGCATCGACCGAAGCGCTCATCACCTCGGCCAGAACAAACAGCCCTATCGACCGCTTGCCCTCAAGGAAAAACGTGTCGTTGTTGCCGGTGAACGTCTGGCGATAAACGCCTGCTTGCTCAAGAATCCGCCACACGATCCGTCGCCCTTGCTTGTGCGCCAAAAGCCACTTGATGTCATCGATCTGCTTTTGCCTTGCCGTTCTCTGCTCAAGCTCATTCGCTTGGGCTTCCTCGTCTTGACTTACCAAATCGGTTGGGTCTCTCATGGCTTTTCCAGGCTGAAGTTTGCGGCTACTTATCTGCGTTATGTTAACAACGCTTAGATCACTTCTGCCGTGAAGTCATCAATCCAAAGTGAGGACAACGCCGTGGTGAGCGTCAGGTCAATCCGCAGCTGTAGGTGGGTGGCCCAGTGCGGCACGATCAAGCCCGCATTGTTGATTGCCACCTGTGTCCAGTTCGCCGGGCTTGTGGCGGCAGGGATCGCAGCGCTGAAAAAGTTCGTGGCAAAAACATCCTCGCGTGCCCACACTGGGCGCTCGATGGCGCTCTGATTGCGCAGCGCGCCCCACAGCAAGGACATTTGATGCAAGCCCGACGCGCTGTCCGACTGCGCCCAGAAGTTGGCGCACATGCGGCGCCCGAACAGTCCGGCCACAGGGATGATGATTGCGAATGTCTGCGTTGTCGATGTGCCGACATTACCCTTGCGCAGTCGGATCGAGCGCGAACCAGTGCGAGGGCCGCCACCAGATGGCGCGGCGTCTGTCGTGACGGCCATGCCTGATGCACCGACCATTCGGCTTGGGCCGTCGCCGGTCGCATCCGCGTACACATACCAAAAATCGCGCGGGGTGGTCTGCTCGCCGCCACCATCCAGCAACAAGTTGTTGCCCAAATGGAAGCGGTAAGGCATCAAGGGGACATTAAAGCAAATCACATCGCGCAGCTTGACTTGACCATTGCCGGTCGCCCACAAATCCGCTGTGTTGCGATGATTGACAAAGTGTGTGCCAACAAAGTGCACCTGACTGTTTGTGTCCACCACATTGACGAGGTGGCTGTACGCGTACGGGCCAGCGCCGCCAATGGTGTTCACAACCCAGTAGCCGCCAAACATGCGGAACGACGACTGCCCTTCGCAGCGAAGCTGATCGTTAACTGCAGTGCCCCCATTGAATTCAATGTGGCCGCCGTGCATTTCCACGCGCCCGTTCTCGATGTCAAAACATCTCACGTTGTAGTCAATCGACACGCCGTACAGCTTGATCTCTGTTGTGTCGTCTTGGGCTTGAAT